AGAAAAGGCCTTCTACTACAACGAACAAATGGGGGCTGTAAACCCCATAGATAAGAAGAGGCCGTACAAGGACGACTGGGATGTGAACCGTGCGGTTGCGGAGGGCAACGACCGCGTTACTTGGGTGTTCAAAAGCATCTTCGCTATTGCATCGAATGCCGCGCGTCTCCCGATTGAGATCCACAACGAAAACAACGAGTCGGTCGATAACCCTCTGTTGCCTGTCCTGAACAGGAAGGCAAATCCACACCACGACGCGTACAACTTCCGGTTCCAACTCTCTTCACAGGTTCTCCTATCGAAACGCGGGGCGTTCATTGAGGTCGTCAAGGACCGGTTGGACAACGTCGTTGGCCTGTACCTGCTGCCGCCGCAGTGGACGTACCCGATCCCTGACCCCAAGAAGTTCGTTTCCGGGTATTCGATTCAGGTCCCGAATACCAAGGAACGGATCGTTGCCCCAGACAACGTCGTGTGGGTTCGCATCCCGCACCCGACCGACCCTTATCGGGGGCAGTCGCCTCTGGAGTCCTGCGGGCTAGCGATTGAAATCGACTACTACTCGCGTATCTACAACCGGAACTTCATGGTCAACGATGGTCGCCCCGGCGGCATCTTGATGGTGACCGGCGAGTTGGACGATGACGCTGCTGAAGAGATCCGACGGAGGTTCCTAGGGAACACAGGATCCGCCCTTGGCGGTGCTGGCCGTATGACGATCATGGAGGCCGAGCAGGCCAAGTGGATTGACACGTCGATGGCGCAGCGCGACGCCCAGTACACGGAGACGAAACAACTTGCCAAAGAGGAAATCCTCATGGCGTTCGGTGTCCCCGAGTCGGTGATCGGTAACGCCGCGGAGCGGACGTTCGCTAACGCCGACACGGAACTTGAAGTGTTCTGGCGGGAGACGATGCTCCCCCACCTCATGCTGATCGAACGTGCGTTCGACAGGTTGGACGGGTCCGAGGAATTGACAGTCAAGTTCAACCTTGACGATGTGGCGATCCTGTCTCGTGATGAGCGGGAGCGTGCCTTGTTCCATTTGGAGGAACTCAAGTTTGGGGCTATCTCCATTGACGAGTACCGGCAGAAGATTGGCCTTGACCCCGTTGGTTCCGACCTGCTGTACATCCAAGCGAACTTGATGCCAGTCGGGCAGGCAGTCGCCGAGGGGGAAACACCCTCGTCTGATTTCGAGCCGCCGCAGTTGGCTTCGCCTGATGCCGTGCCGACGACCCTGCCGCAAGCGACTGCCGTCCCCCCGATCGGTGAACCGGTGGCCGCGGTCCCAGAGGCAGCGGCCCTTAACGGCCAGAACGAGGCCAAGGGGGATAAGGAGTCGGCCCCTTTACCTGATTCCCCGTGGGGGTTTCAGTTCGGCGATCTGTGGATCGACGAGAAAGCCGTTGATGAGATAAAGACCCGCCGAGACGACCAGATGGTGCGTCTCGCGGACTCTGCGGCGTTACAGATGACAGCCTTCTTCCAGAGGCAGCGCCGTGTTGTTCTGGAGAAGTGGAACTCACGCAAGATCCGCGAGAAGGTCAACAAGGGAGTGGCGGTCGGAGTCAACGACATCTTCGACACCCCCACTTGGGACCGGCAACTCATCGCCGACGCTAAGTCCTTCCTGACAGCCGCCATCATGGATGGTGGGAACGACATCGCTTTGATGACGAGGAAGGAACTTGACATGGACGAAGACGAGGTCGCCATGGCGATTCTCGCTGGTTTAGCCATGTTCCCTGAGATCAATGCGACGACCCGACGTCAACTGGAGAAGAAGATCGTCGATGGCATGGGCTCCGGGCTGGCCGTTGACGACATCGCCAATGAGTTGAAGGGGGTCTTCACCAAGTCGATCAAGTCCCGGGCACGCCTCGTCGCGACGAACACGGTTGTCTTTGGTGTGAACGAGGGCCAGATGGCGGTGGCTAGGAAGCAGGGTTACCGGTACAAGGTGTGGATGTCGCAGCGGGACGAGAAGGTGCGTGTTACACACACCCACGCTGACGGTCAGGCGCGTCCGATCATGGACCCGTTCCTTGTCGGCGGCTATCTGATGATGCACCCCGGTGCCTTCACGGCGTCCATCAAGGAAACGGCGAACTGTCGTTGCACGATGGTCTTCACGAATGCCCCGTCGCAGACGGGTTTGCTTGAGTTCGGGCTCACCGAAGCGGATATTGAAGCCGTTCGAATGGGGCAGGTAATCCAAGCGATTACCCTGTGAGCGTATAGGTAGCCTGAACGCTCCGACACTGGGACGTGTACAGGGCCTATCCTGAGGACACAGGACCGCTCAGGAGGCACCGTGGAATTCGAGTCGAAACAGGCACGGGTAGAAGCAAAGGCTCTCAACGATGCCGAGGGCACAGTTGAGGCCGTCGTTTCTGTCACGAACATTGTGGACAACGTCAACGATGTTATTGAACCCGGCGCGTACAGCGACACCCTGACGAAGCGCATCCCCAAGGGCGTCTGGTCACATGACACGACCATTCCCGTTGCACGCACCCTCGCCGCGATCGAACTAGAACCCGGCGATGAACGCCTCCCGAGGCACCTGCAAGAAGTAGACGCTGGCGGTGTGCTGGTCAAGATGCAGTTCAACCTGAACACCACCCGTGGCCGTGAGGCTTACGAGGACATCAAGTTCTTCGGCGGGGAGCAGGAGTGGTCGATCGGCTACTCGGTCCCCGAGGGCGGTTCGGAGATGAAGGGTGAAACTGGGGTTCGCCACATCAAGCGACTTGAGTGGTACGAATATTCACCCGTACTCTTCGGCGCTGCTCCGGGCACGGCCACCGTGTCCGTGAAGGAGACCCCCATCGGTGAACCCGAGGAAGAGAAGGGCCCGATCGCCAGTCACGCTGTCGGGTTTGCTGACGACCGCCCGTGGAAGCCTGCGATGTACAAGAACGTGCGCTCCCCGGCCGACAAGGCCTACTACTCGAAGATCTTCGCCTACTTGGAGAAGGGGGAGGACCCCACCTTCAAGACGAACTACACCTTCATCCACCATTACGTCAGTAGTGACGGGTCACCCGGGGCTGCTGCTCTGGGCGGCCTTCGTGAAGGCATCACAGTCCTCAACGGTGGCCGCAGGGGCACCAAGTTGCAGGGTAGCGACAGAAAGGGCGTGTATAACCATCTCGCCCGCCACTATCGCGAAGGCGGTGAGACTCCGCCTGAGTTGAAGTCAGATGAGTATCTGGCAGAGGTCATGGAGTTGAAGACTTCTCTGTCGGGTTTCAACTGCGACGAGATAGACGTCCTTATCGAAAAGGGCGCTGACATAACTGAAATCAAGTCCACCTTGGAGGACATCATGGCTAATGACGCCGAAAGCACAGAGACGACTGAGGCCGAAGTAGCCGATACCGGCGTCATCAGCACCCAGTCCGTCATCAACGAGGCCATCACGGCCCTGAATACCTTGTCGGAGCGCCTTTCCGATCTGGAAGAGAAGGCCGGGGAGGGACATGCCCCCGGCTTCTCGAATACCGCTCCCGATTCATCGGAGAGGGCCGAAGGTGCTGCCGCAGATGCCCCAGAGGTGGTTGAAGACCTCAGCCACGGTGGAACCCTGACGCCAGAACAGATGGCTGTCGCAGGTTCCCCGGCAGGCGGAGATTCACCCGCGCCGAAGGCAAAGGCCCCGGTGGTTGAGGCCCCGGCGGAGGAAGAGGAAGAGAAGGCTGATGAGCCGATCGACGAAGAGAAGGCTGATGAGCCGATCGACGGTCTGAACCTTTCGGAACTGCGTGAGTTCCAAGACCTCATCACCTATTCCGACTTGGGCGAGTAACAGGGCTCCGCAGCCGATGAGTCGGCTGTGGATTAGACTGTGGAGGTAGCCGGTGACGACTGGGGACCCCCTTGGACCTATACGCGGAAATGCAGGGTGCTGCTAAACGGAATCAGCGCTTTCGTTTAGAGGTCATCCTCACGGAATTGCCCGAGGATGAGGCTGAACAGGTTCTTGTCGCCCTCCACGATACGAACGTCTTGACCAGCAAGATTGCTGAGGTTCTCTGCAATCACGGCTACTCCATTTCGCCTAACGCCGTGGGCAACTATCGCCAAAAGAAGTGTGTTAAGTCGTGATGAAGGGCGACCTCCAAAAGGAGTTAGCCAAATCACGGCTCGGTAAGATCGCCGACCTTCTAGAGCGTTCGGGGATTGACCCTGAAGAGATCGGGACCATTGAGAAGGTCCGTATCTCCGAGTGGCAGGGCATCACCAAGAACGAAGAGGGCGAAGCCGAGATACACGACCTCGGTGGCATATCAGTCGTTATCGCACCGGCGTGGGCTGAGGGCCCACAATGGCCCGTGGTTCAACAGGCTGCACCAGTCGCGATCAAGGCTGCCCCCAAGGGGAAGAAGACCAAGTCCAAGTTCAAGACCGCCGTGATTCTTCCTGACCCTCAGATCGGGTACAGGATGTACGACGACGGCACCATGGATTCCTTCCACCATGAGGAGTCGATGGACGTTGCCCTGCAAATCACCCGAGCGGTGGACCCTGACCTGATCGTGAACCTTGGGGACTTCCTAGACTTCGCCGAGTTCGGGAAGTTTGAGCAGGAACCAGCGTTCGCTAAGACCACTCAGGCGACCATTGACCGGGGCCATCAGTTCCTGTGTGAGCAGAGGGCAAATGCACCCGACGCACACATCGTCCTGCTGGAGGGCAATCATGACCGTCGCCTCCAGAAGTCGATCACGAACAACGCCGCCTCCGCCCTACACCTGAAACGGGCCGAGGTGCCAGAGGATTGGCCGGTCATGTCAGTCCCGTTCCTGCTGCGGCTGAACGAGCCCCATCTGAACATCGAATACGTTGGCGGGTACCCAGCGGGGATCTTCTGGGTCAACCAGAACCTCGCCTGCATCCATGGCCACATCACCAGAAGCCGTGGTTCAACGGTCGCTGCGGTGGTCGACGATGAACGAACGTCTGTGATCCACGGTCACATCCACCGGATCGAATTACAGCACAAGACCCGGCGTACATTCGAGGGGCCGAAGCGAAGTCTGGCGGCTTCACCCGGATGCCTGTGCAGGATCGATGGTGCGGTACCATCCACGAAGGGCTCCACGGACCCTCATGGTAGGCCTGTGAACGCAGTGGAAGACTGGCAGCAAGGTATGGCTGTTGTCACTTACGAGGAAGGCGACGGAAACTTCGATGTCGAACTCATCCCCATCTCCCGAGGGGAGTCCATCTTCCGAGGCGACTACTTCTCCGCCGCCTGAAGACAACAAAGCACCTTTGTTCGATGACGGGATCCCGCAGGCCCGCCACTTCCCGGTCATCACGATTGTTCTCTCGTTAGACGATCCCGGCGAACCGAACCACGTCGATCTGGGCTCGGTTCCGCCGCAGATCGCTGCGGGTGCGCTTGAGGGCATCGCCAACCATTTGAAGAAGTTGACGTGGCCAAGCCGCGTTACTTACGCGGGGCAGACCATCTTCGACCCTGAACAGATGATGCCCGACATGGACGACGACGTAGATATGGACTGACCCTCCGTCTATTACACGGAGACTCATGCCAATCTTTCCTTAGCGGGGTGCTTACCTCGTGTACGTTTATTCACCTACACACGAGGTAAACCATAATGGCGATTCAGGATTCCCATCTTAGGGAACTGAAAACCGCCCTTCGCGACACCCTTAGCGAGAACGACGCAATCGTCGATCACGCTGAGGCCGGTCGTGAAGAGGGCGGACCCGACATTCAGGTTGAGGGAAAGCACCTTCAGGGCTTTCGCGCGAACCTCACCAAGGCACGGGAACTGCGCGAGCAGATCGAAGCCTTGGAGGGCCAGAAGGAGATGCAGGACTGGGCTTCTGCATCGACTGAACAGCCTGAGGTCGTGCCGGAGATCAAGGAGGCCCTTCCCGGTTCCGTTGGTCAGGGATTTGTCGACTCGGAAGAGTTCAAGTACCTGAACGGTGGGGCTAACGGCCTGACCATGCACGTCCCATACAACGTCAAGGGTGACCTTGGCGGCTTGTGGCAGCGCAAGGACGTCTACACGACGCTTCCTTCGGGCACCCCTGCACAGTTCGGCACGCCTCAGCGTGACGCGATTGTGGAGAGGGCTCACCGCGCTGCACGCGTGAGGGACCTGTTCAACGTCCAGCAGACCAGCACCAATCTGGTCGAATACTTCCGGGTCACCGGCTTCACGAACAACTCCGCCACCACGGCAGAGCGTTCGGGATCACCCGAGACCTTTACCAGTTACCCACAGTCGACGCTGACCATCGCTGGCGCGCAGGCTCCGGTTCGCAACATCGGACATTACGAGGTTGCCCACCGGAACGTGCTTGCCGACGAGCCCGCAATGCGGGGCATCATCGACAACGAGTTGCTGTACGGCCTCCGTCTCACCGAGGATGATCAGATCCTCAACGGTGACGGTTCCGGCACCAACCTCACGGGTATCACGAACGCAGGCGTGCAGGTGCAGGCACTGGGTTCGGACACGCGGATCGACGCGATCCGTAAGTCACTTACCAAGATTGCTCTCGCTTACTACGAGGCGACTGGCATGGTTATTCACCCGACTGACATGGAGCAGATCGAACTTGAGAAGGATGGCGACGCACGCCACATGCTCACTTCTTCGATCGCCCTTGGTTCCGAGGCACGCATTTGGCGTCTTCCGGTTGTTGAGTCCGCTGCGATCACTGTAGGAACCGCCCTTGTCGGCTCCTTCGGTATCGGTGCGACGCTCTATGACCGCATGGAAGGCAGCATCCGCATCTCCGAGAACCACTCTGACTTCTTCGTGAGGAACGCCATTGCGATCCTCGCTGAGGAGCGGATTGCTCTGGCCGTCAAGCGGACTGAGTCATTCTGCATCTTGACGGGCATCTAGCCCCGACACCGCAGTACTTGATAGGGGTCGGATCCTTCGGGGTCCGGCCCCTGTCACGTTTTCGGGTCTCTGTGGTATCCTTGGTTCATGGAAGACACCCGTAAGACTGTCGTCCTTGATCGTGACCTCTATGAGGAAGCGAAGGACGGATCAAAGTTTCTCTTGGCGCGCAAAGGCGAGCGAGTGACGCCTGCTATTGCTAAGAAGTTCGGCGTTCTGCCGATTGAGTCGTCCTCTGGCATTCCGGTGCTGGAATCAAAGGTCACGATTCCGCAGGAGAAGCAGGTCGTTAGTAACGACAACATCCAGCGGAAGTTCGGCTGGAGTGTCAAGGCCTAAGGGGCCTCCACCTCCGCGGAGTGATTCCGTGGAAGCGTTTCTGTAAGGGCAACTGCCCTACCAATCTTCCATCTAAAGCGAGCCGCGTACACCATCGCCGACCCAAGGACGGCGAAGATAGCGACGATGACCGCTAGACCGATGACGAGGTATTCAATGATGCCCACAGAACGAGTGTATCTGTGAAGCGCTCGGGGCCTCCCGAGAGGCGCACCCCACTCCAGCGGGGGAAGCGCTTAAACCACATGAGCAACAAGCGCAAGGCTGAACTTGGCATGCGTAGGCGCGTCCGTGAAGAAGTCCAAGAACGTGATGCGTACAAATGTGTTGCTAAGCACCTCGTACCAGAGGTAGAGTGTTGGGGTCCGCTTGACGTAGACGAGATCACGCCAAGGGGACGAGGCGGCGACTGGCTAGACCCTGACAACTGTCAGGTCTTGTGCAGGGCCCACCACGACTGGAAACACTTACACCCCGCCGAAGCGACCTCACTCGGCTTAACACGAAGCAACAGGAAAGCGTGGGATCCGTGACTACGACTAACTGGGCTGCGCGCCTTAGTGTTGGACTGATCGGCACTGTTCTGATCTTGGGGTTTACCCCGACCACCTCCGCCCATGACGTAGCACTGTCTGTCTACTCGGAGGCCTACCGCATCCAACGGCCCTACTACCCTGTTCGGGTAGTTCCAGTAACGCGCCCTGCCCCAACCACGACCAGCACGACTACGACTACGACGACTACGACTACGACGACACTCCCACCTA